ATAACGGCTGAGGATATGAGCTGTTGCGTTTAAAAACACAAAAGTTTAATTTAAACAGAAATAATTGTAATGAAAAAAATAGTTGAAAAATTAAGAAAAGGTAAGCAATGTCTTATATCCTTTGTTATGGTGCGTACTTTTTTATTGAGCAGCCGAAAAAGGCAAAATTACTTGATAATGAAAAACGCATCAATGTTTTTAGGATTACAAAACCTTGCAAAGAAATATGATAATGATGGTGATACAAGAACAGCAATGCTTATTAGCAGTGAATCTTATGATTACTTGGGTAATTTTGCCCTGTATTGTAATGCAAAAGGGTTAGACCAAGCCAAATGGTTGAAGATGTATGCACCATAACTATTGTATATGTATAACAAAACAGCCCATTTTAACTATTAATAAACTAAAAATGAAAAGATTAGGCAAACAAAGAAAAATACAATTTTGAAAATCAACTAAAATACACTATATTTGTAAAATGGATATTATACGAAACATACTAATTCAGATAGATTATATTACAAATAAAATATTATGGCTATAGATTGTAAGATAAAAGATTCTCATTACAAAAATGCAAGATTCTCTACGAAAAAAGAGAAAGACCTAAACGCATTCAAAAAGGAAAATATTACGCAGGATTTAGAAGATAAGCGAATTTTGGCTTTAGATAACTTAAATTTTTTTTCTCAAATATTAAAGTCAAAAGGTAAAATAGAAATACCAAAAAAAAATAGCATGTTGGCAATAAGAACACAAAGTCAATTAAATGCTTTTTCTATATTTATGCAGTTTATTGAAAAATACGGAAAGATTGATTTCTTAAGCATTCAAACATACACTATAGATGAAAAAACTATTTACACTTTGAAAGAATTACATGATTCAGGAAAGATTGAAAAATTGCAAATTATAATGACCGAAACTGCTGTTTTTAGAATTCCAAAAATATATAAATTATTAAAAGAATTGTTTTCTGAAAAAGAAAATTGTAATTTATGTTTTTATTGGGTGCATTCAAAGGTTCACTTAATAAAATGTGGGGAAGATAAATTCGTGATAGACGGTAGTGGTAATTTTAGTATGAACGCGCAAGTTGAACAATACAACATATTTCATTCAAAAGAATTGTTTGATTTTGATTACGAAATGTGCAATAGTTTTTTCTTTGGAGAAAAGTTAAGAAAAAAACATGAGATATTTAAAAACTTTTAATTATGCCAGGAGGAAATAAAAACATAAACGGAGACGATGGCGTTAAATTCGAGAAGGGAAATAAAGCTGCAGAAAAATGGACAGAAAAGGAAGCGTTGAAGTTTGGCAACGATTTGCTTTCTTGGATGCAGGCTGAAGATGAAAACATATTCTTTGATGATTTTATATATTTGCAAGACCACAAAGGAAAATATGCGGGGAAAATATATGCAGAATTGCCATCTTATTTAGCGAAAAAATACTCGTCGTTTTTAAATATACTGAACACCTGTAGAAAAATCGAAGAAACAAAGCTTAAAAAGTTCAGTGCATTTGACAAACTGAATGCATCGATATCAAAGTTTTTGTTATCTGCGGAATATGGTTATACCGAAAAAACAGAAAGCAAAACAGAGCATTCTGTAGCCGCCCCAATCACAGTGCAAATTGACGGCAAAAATATCGAATTGAAATAAGACTCGTTCGACTAAAACAAAATAAATTGTAAGCAAAAACACTAAAATAGATTACAATATGACATTTGACCCAAACCCGTTATTTTATTGGATGCTAAAAAAATATGCGGAATGGGATAGTAATGATAAGTTAGTGATATGTAATGAGGGTGGAAGTCGTTCAGGTAAGACGTGGGACACATTTCATTTGTTAGTTTATATTTGTTGGCACACAGAAACACCTTTGTCTATATACGTGCTACGAAACACTCTAACTGAATGTAGAGACAAGACGTTTGACGACTTTTTGAAGTTTGCTCGAATAGTTGGAATATATGATAATAACGCATACGTAACAAGCCCGAAGCCAAATTACAAAATAGGCAATCACATAATCAAGTTCAGAGGATTGGATGATGAAAAAGATACAGAGGGTTTCCCGTCTGATATTACTTTCTTGAATGAAGCGTTAGAGCTTTCAACTGAATCAAAGATAACGGGTATATTCATGAGATGTACTAGACTATTCATTGCGGATTGGAATCCTAAATTCACAGCACATTGGATATTCAAGTGGGAGAAGCGAGACAATGTATTTTTTACAAGAACAACGTACCTCAACAATAAGCATTGCCCCGAAGCTGTTGTAAAAGAACTTAAAGGATATGAGCCAACAAAACAAAACATAGAACAAGGTACAGCGAATGAGTATAGATACAAGGTGTACACTCTAGGGCAACGTGGAAGCATGGACGGTCTTGTATTTCCCGATGTTATTTGGGTTGATTCTCTCGATTACGAAACAGACAAAATAATGTACGGTCTTGACTTCGGAAACACTACGGGTACATTTGCATTTGCAGAAGTGTACACGAACGGGAATAACTTGTATGCAGATTGCCCAATTTATAGCAAGTTCGCAACGAAAGAAGATATAGTTACCGACAAAAATTCAGGGCTTCTTAATTTCTATGAGGTTTTTAAATCTTACTTGAAAGAGAAAGAACTAGAAAAAACTGAAATGTTTATCATTTCCGATTCGGCAAATCCCGACTTTATAACAAATCTAAATATATGGTCTGATAGAGACGGGTATAATTGCAAATTTCTGCCTGTTAAAAAATACTCTGGATGTGTTACGGCGCGAATAGACAAAATGAATCGGTACAAAATGCACCTTGTGAAAAGAGACTGGGTAATTGAAGAGCAAGAGAACTACGCATACCTTGAAATAAACGGCATAAAAACCAATCAACCGAAGAAAGGAAACGACCATTTCTTTGACGCTTTAGGATATGCTTTTCAATATTACTAACAAATTATCACTTTTATTTGCTTTTTACTTACAGATTGTTATATTTTTGTGAAAATTATTGATTAATGAGCATTCTAAATAGAATAACAAGATTTTTTGGCAAAGACGCAACAATGGAAGTTTACGACTCGCAAACTTTCGGAAATGTTGAGAACGCATTAAAATTGACAGACGAAAATTGTTTCGATTTGGCAATTACGATACCTGAATTGTTTTTCCCTGTAGATTTTTTTGCGGATAGAATATCAAAACTCAACTATTCAATAGTTGACAACAACGGTAAGGTGTTAGATAATTATACAAAAAGATTAAAGAATCTAAACCCTTTGTATTCGTTCAGAGATTTAGTGTACAAGTATGTTTTTTCATTATATGGCTATGGAAATGCAATTACATACATTCACACTTCTGATTCGTTTGCAAGAAACACATTTGATTCTATAACTAGACTCGATGTATTAACACCCTCTTTAACTGAAATAAAAGAATTTAACACGATTAATGAGCTTTTTATTTCTGATTTGAACGAAGCGATACAAGAAGTAAGGTATTACAACAACGCACAAAGATATAAGGTTATTAAAAAAGAAAACGTAAACGTGTGCGGAATTGGTTACAAAAAACAAGCAGATTCTCTTATATTAGACAAATCAATATTATTTACAGCAGAAAAAGCTATAAATATACTTATTTCTGTTTATTCGGCACGATTAAACATTTATAAGAATAACGGAATGGCTGGTATTCTTACAAAAAAAACAGTTCCAGCAAGTTCAGATATCGCAACCATAGGAATTAATGGAAATAATCGAGAGAGTATAGTTAAAGATATAAATTCGAAATATGGAATAGTTGGGCGGAAAAACTTATGGGGAATTTCTGGCGTGCCTGTAGAATTTATAAACACACTCGCTTCTATTCGTGAATTAATGCCACTTGAAGAAACTCTCGAATTGTCGATAAAAATAGCGAGCATATTCCAAATACCGCCACAACTAGTGCCAAGAAAAGATAATAGCACATTTGATAATCAAGCGAGTGCAGAGCGTGGAGTATGGTCTAATGCTTTAATACCAGCACTTCAAACGGTAGAGGATAATTTAACGAGTATTCTTAAATTACCAATTGGAACAAAATTAAAAGGTGATTTGAGCAATGTAGAAGCGTTGCAAGAAAATGAATCAGAAAAGGAAGATTTTGTAACAAAAAAACTGGCAAATCTCGAAAAACTGAAAGCATTAAGTCCAGAATCGAAAGAAATTGAAATCGAAATACAGAAAATCATAAAAGATTATGGAACAAAATAAAGAAGAACGTAGAATATTGCGCGCTATATTAGAGCCTTCGAATAGCGAAGAGTATGATTTTACAGCAGTAGCTACACCAACAAACAACGGTCAAGTAAGATACTCGCACATGAATGATGAGTATTTCGTTCAAGTATTGCGAACATCCGAGCAGTCAATAAAAGTTGATAGATTAAAAAGTGGATTGCCTGTTTTTGACAATCACGAGTGGGAAAAATCAGCAAGCAAGATACTTGGTATATCTGTAGGTTACGATTTTACCGAAAGAGGTTTGGAAATAAAAGTAAAACTAGGAGCAAGAGCGGACGAAGCACTTCGTAACGATATTAAAAATAGGATTATCAAAACCATGTCTATTGAAGGGGATGTTTTGTCTTACGAAATTAAACGAGAGCAAGGTAAATTACCCGTTTACGAAGCAGAATTATGGGAGCCAACTTCCGTAAGTTTCGCACCAGTTCCTCAAGATATTGACGCACAAATAGAAGTGAAGAG